TTAATATTTGACCATGACTATTGTTCTCACAGTTAAACTGTATGGCTCCCTGATTGGTGTTACCTTTTACAGTAACGTGTCCTGTTCCATTTGGAGCTAACTCTAGGTCTGCATTTGATGTGGTAATAATATCATTGCCGTTTAAATCTAAATTACCACCAAGCTGTGGTGACGTATCGTTTACTACATCAACACCTGTGAGGCTTGCACCGCTACCACTAAAAGCCGTGGCTGTTACTGTGCCTCCAATGGATACATTGTTGCTACCATCTTCGACAACCATCTTACTTGCAGGAACTGTTATGAATACATCTTTGGTTCCTACCCCAAAATTCACAAGATTATTACTATTGGAACTTGCTAATACTGACCTCGCTAGTGTCGTTCCAGAAGATGTAAATGTTCCTAGACCAACCTCAAAAGCACCATTTGTATTGTCAACAATAGCATAATAGGTCGTATCAGAGTTCGATAGATTAGCAGTAAAAGTCTCAAAGTTAGTAACCGCACCAAGAAGAGTGATTGTACCCGTGCCCGTTGTGGTTGTGGTTTCTCGTACTCTATCTTCAATCTTAAACGCCATTATGCTATCCTTATTATCGCATCACTTGTACTTGCACTAGGGAACACTATGGTAAAGTTCCCAGAGGAGGATGACTTGTCTGAGCCAAAATCTAATATGCACACAGCTTTGTCACTGTTTGTGTCGTTATATATCAATGCTCCTCTCGCGGTAATTGTAGCTGATCCGAATGTTTTATCGGCAAAGTCTACAAAAGCTGTCGTCTGTGTTTGTGATCCGCTAACGGCTTGACTGCCCAAAGCACCTCCACCTGCAGAATAATCTCCAGAGTTTCCAACTTCGTTACCCGCAGAACTTGAGTATGCCGTTACCGTAGCGTCCATCGTAGTGCTTGTGCCACCCAGATTGTCATTACCTGCTTGTGAATTAGTAAAAAGAGCAATCTTAAAAGAGTTGCCACCGTTTGCAAAGTTGTGTGTGCCCTCTAATAACTCCTTCTTAAACGTGGAGCAGAGTGCGTTACCAGAAAAAGCCATTACATTCTCCTTATATGTTCTGCGAGCTTATCATACCCCGCGTCCTTAATTGCATTATACACTGTTACTCTATCAGAGTTTATAGCCTCTTTCATGTAAAACGCTATAACTTTCTCTAAGTGATCCTTGAACGCTCTCGCCTGGTCGCGTATGACGGGAGGAGCACTGTCTCCTACTTCAACAATCTTATCTACACATCTCTTCGCCACTTCTTCTGGGGTAAAACCTCGATTGTCCGTAGTATGTATCTCAACAATTGGTTCTTTTTTCATTTCCATAAGCATTATGTTCTGGGCCTTTCTGGTAATCCTCTTCTGTACGCATCAGCATTTTCACGAGCTTCTCCGTACTCTTTCAATCTTAGTAACGATTCTACAAACCTATCGTTATACATCTTCATCACATCTGGCTCACCTTTCATAAAGACATACGCCTCAATCAAGCTTCCATACAGCATAGCAAAAGGAGCGTTTGTACTCAACCAGGTGGTTCCAGAATCTGACCCTGCCGTTAGGCTATTCGGTCTGTAATAATAATGAAGTTCTACAGAGTATGCTTGGTCTGGAGTGGGAGCTAAAATAAAATTTTCTACATCAAAGAGAGCATAGTATTGAGGCAATCCCGTTGTGGATGAGTTAGGACTATACTCTTCAACATAATTCACGTCCTTTTGTAGTAAGAAGCTTTTGTTGCTTGAACTTGTAATAGACAAACTAAAAGAAGCTAAGTAATCACTTGGAACAGCAAGAAACCTATTACTAGACGTAGTGGCTGCTGTTACATTCTTTCTAAAAAACTCTAGATCTACTGTTTTAAATATACGCTCTTCCGCTGCTTTTATGAAATCAGACAAATGATTTGTAAATGTTGTCTCTGTGTTTTCTGTATAATCTTGTATCGCTGTCTTTAATGTCGCAAATGTAAAGCTCATGATGTTGTCACCGTAACCGTTCCAAGACTAGTTGTAGCCTCAAAAGTGTCCATTTTAAATCCTATAATACCGTCTCCAGAGTTTGTATACACAACAAAAGCTGTTGTTTCTTCTGATGTATCGGGTCGAGATATTCTTAACGCTTGAGGATCAGCAATAATTCTAGAAGGATCTAACTGAGGATGTTTCGCTTCATACTCGTCCTTTCCCACCAAAGAACCATTCCATTCTATACGCATGTCTCGTAAGCGATAACGAAAGCCAGACCTGTCTGAAAGTCCATATGCTCGTTTATTTGATGCGTATCTAGGCATTATGTCCTCAAGTACTGAATACTAGGTTGTAACTTTAACGAAACTCTATCTTCATCTTCGTCGGCTGCTCTCTGAAACTCCTCTTCATACACAACCTTCAATAATTGTGTTCTTTCAGGAGATTTTTTTAATGACGTATAATACGCCAGACCTGCCACCATACAGGGTAGAAAGCGAAAGGGAGCGTCTGTTGTGTTCTGAAGAGTGTCAGCATCTTGTATTCTGTTAACAAAGTAGTACACCAAGGTGAAGTCGGATGAATTTGGTGTGGGCCATAGATTTATCGTAGGCGTTACTTGTCTGTCAAAAAAGAACTGACTTGGACGACCCGTAGTCGTTTTATTAGGAATATTAAGATACTCACTTCTAGATATTCTTGTGATAGAAAAGTCGGTGCTGTTTGAATCTCTTACGACCACATCTAATAAATCAGTAAAGTTATTTGTGAATGTGTATGTCGAAGTACCAGAGGTGAGAGATTGCGTGGCTTGTGTTACCGTCCAAAGGTTAAGACCTCTGTTTGCCCAATCCGCAAACATAAGGTTGAGAGATCGTCTTGCTGACTTAGCGTCATAGCCAGTACGAACTTCTAATCCACACCGTTCATACGCTTCTTCAATTATTTCAGCTACGTCAAGATCAAAATCTCTCGAACTGGATGTTGCCATTTACTCGTCCTCTTCATTCTTTGCGTACATATTATCAAATATTTGGTTTACGTCCAATACATAATCAAGATCGGACTTTGAGTAATGCACATGTTGCGATGGCTTAAAATCTGGAGGACCTTCCCCCGTCTCAAACCATGCGGGATGTGTTACCCTTACACGATTGTTGGGTAAAGCCACGATATTTCCCGTATATTGTTCTGCATCTAGTAACTGCAACACATGACTTTGCTTGTGTTGTGCGGGATCATCCGCTATCTCACTGTCAGTGTAATCCACTGTAAACAAATATTTTGCAGGATAAAAGTTGCTTCCAACCTTTGCTAACCAGGGACAAGGTGTTGCCCTATCCAAAGTGTATACGGCATGATGGTGTGAGGCACAATCCCAAGGCTGTGCTGCATATGTAGGCATGGGATCGGGCCATCCTTCAAAATCGAAGTCACCAACCAAAGCTGTTATAGGCATTCTTGCCCACATCGCTCCACCGTGTACGTTAGGTTCATTTTCATCCTCTGCTTCACAACCCGTGAAGATTACTTGAAAACTTAAACATCTGTTCGGCATGGTTGTAACTGCAATCGCCATAGCGTGTAGAAATTCCCCATGATATTTTTCGTGATTGTGAGTATACTCTCTCCGCACCCAACACTTGAAGTGTGGGATGTTGCTTTGTAAATAAGCCATTCATTACTTCTTTTTCTTTGTCTTCGTTACAGTAAAACCGTTTTTCTTTAGCAACGCCTTGGCTGATGCTATAGTCATGGCTGTCCCACCGTTTTTCATTTTTAATTTGCCACCTTTATTCATTTTCTTAATGGCACCGCCTTTATTCATTTTCTTAATGGCACCGCCCTTATTCATTCTTTTAACCATTCCCATCTTCTTTCTTGGACTAATCATTTGTTTTTTCTCCTTGTTGCTGATTGAACTCTCCTTGGCTTACCCGCAGGTTGACCAAGACTTTTTTTCTGAGCTATCCGTTTTCTTTTTTCAGAAGTTGACATCTCGGAAACTGTTTTAGGGGTTTTTTTACTAATTCTTTTAGAAGGTCTACAATAGGGAGTGCCTCTTTTTTCTCCTTTTTGTCTACCACATTTTTTACCTGATCGGACATCTTTCCAATCTTCTTTAAACCATCTTTTGAGAGCAAGTCCTTTTTTTGTCTTACGGACAGCCATCAGAACAATCTAGTCTGTTTTCTCTTGCCACCATCAACAACACCACAACCTTTTGCTATAATTACGCTTTTACCATTCTTAAAACCTTTCGGTAAGGGTCTTTTGCGTGGCTGATCTGCCTCTATGGTTCCACCCATAGCTTTTTTCTTTGTGGACTTTCCATAGTTGGCTGCTCCAACTTTTCTGCATTTTGCAATGGCACCGGAGGCATACGCTGATGGAAAAACCCTATAGCGAGATTTTACCTTGTGGTAACACGCATCTTTCTTACTTCCAGACTTGGACACTTGCTTTGCCATGTTTGATCTCCCCATTGCCATACGTTGCACTCCTTCTGATAAAGTCCTCCCAAAGAGGCTTTAGCATTTCATTATTCTGCTCTATCTTAACAGACATAACTTCCGTTCTTTTATCTACAGTGATTAAGGTAAACGCCATCCAAGACAAGACTCCAAAGACTCCCATTGTGCTAACGCCTATTAATACTTCTTTCATCAACATCTCCACCGTCTTCTAGCTTGTCTCAAACGGCTATTTGGATCTTTTGCCGCCTTTGGAAACTTCTTCATTTGTCCCGCACTTCTGGCACAATAAGACTTACGTCTTGACTTGTCTTTAGCCGTTAAGTTCTTTTTCTTCGTAACGGCAGTTTTTAACTTACTTCCAGGGTTATCTCTACGATATCGAGCAACTCCTGCCTTTGTCATTCCCGCTCCTTTTTTAGTGGAGCGGAAATACTTTTTTGTTTTTGGCGGCTGTTTATCTCGCTTACGTTCAGCCATAGTTCTTACGCATAGCCAAAATAATTGTATAGGTGTCTGCACTAGAGTGACCTACAGTTGTAAACTGAACATCCCCCGTAACTCCAGAACCCGCATTATTTGGTATGCCACCAAAATCCCTATAGTCATGATGACCGCTTTGATTTTCACCAAGTTGGATGGCTAGAACGTCCGATGTGGCATCAAATAGTATGCTAACTTTCATACCAAGACACTGCCACCATATTTGCTCTAAAGCTACTCCCGTGCAAGTAGCA